TTTCGTCCATACATCGAGGAGGAGTTTCGGCGTAGGCGTGAGGGCGTTTGGTTTTATAATCGAGGTGATGCTACATACATCACGGGTCGTCACTATATGATGCTGCAGTGGGGGCAGCTGGACGTCGGAGCCCCTTACTACCTTGATTTCCAGAGAGATATTTTCTTACATTTGGCTGCGTGTGAGGCGGACCCTCGTTGTATCGGACAGCTATATACCAAATGCCGTAGATCAGGATACACCAACATATGCTCTTCTGTTATTGTAGATGAAGCTACGCAGGTCAAGGACAAGCTGATAGGCATTCAGAGTAAGACGGGTAAGGACGCTCAAGAGAACATCTTCATGAAGAAGGTGGTCAACATGTTCCGCAAGTACCCATTCTTCTTCAAGCCTATTCAGGATGGTACAACGAATCCCCGTATGGAGTTGGCGTTCCGAGAACCATCGAAGAAGATCACGAAGAAAAACAAAACAGCACAGGTTGGTGACGCCTTGAATACGGTGATCAATTGGAAGAACACCACAAACAACGCATACGACGGGGAGAAACTTCACCTGCTATACTTAGATGAGGCAGGCAAATGGGAAAAACCAACAGACATAAGAGAGGCCTGGAGGATTCAGCGGACATGTTTGATCGTTGGTCGGAAGGTCGTAGGCAAGGCCATGGTCGGAAGCACCGTGAATCCAATGGGGAAAGGCGGAAGCGAGTACAAAGATTTATGGGCGGACTCGGATCCTCAGGAGCGGAACAAGAATGGGAGGACTAGGTCTGGGTTGTATCGGCTGTTCATCCCAGCCCACGACTCTCTAGAGGGGTTCTTTGATCTGTACGGGCACCCCGTAGTGGACGACCCAAAGGAGCCAGTTGAAGGTATTGATGGGGAGTGGATACACATGGGGGCGAAGACCTTCTTGAAGAACGAGAGGGATAGTTTGCGCGATGATCCTAGTGAGCTGAATGAGATCATAAGGCAGTTCCCATTTACTACAGACGAAGCTTTTAGGGATAGCATTGAGGCTAGTCTGTTTAATATCGGCCAGATCTATGAGCAGATAGAACACAACGATGATCTATTCCCAAACCCTGTGGTGACGGGTAGCTTCACATGGAAAGGTGGTGTAAAGGATACTGAGGTTGTGTTCACTCCAGACCCTAAGGGTAGGTTTAAGGTGGCGTGGATGCCAGAGTCTGGGCAGCGTAATCTGAAAGTATATGAAAGAAACAAAAGGGTGGCGCCTAATACACATCTTGGTTGTGGCGGCGTGGATAGTTATGATCTTGACGCCACTGTTGACGGCAGAGGATCTAAAGGAGCATTGCACTTATACAATAAGTTTAGCATGGATGCTCCTGCTAATATGTTTGTGTTGGAGTACGCTTCCCGTCCTCCGCTGGCTTCGATCTTTTATGAAGACGTACTTATGGCCGCAGTCTTCTACGGATACCCGATACTGATAGAGAACAACAAGTATGGTATTGCGCGGTACTTTGAGCAACGTGGATATGATGGGTATCTTTTGGATAGGCCTAAGCACCTATCTGCCCCCAACACAAACATCAAGGTAAAGACGAAGGGTATCCCGTCTAATTCTCAAGATGTAATACAGTCCCACGCCCAGGCTATCGAGGCCTACATCCACAACCATGTTGGCGTTAATAGAGAGACTGGGGAGATGGGGGCAATGTATTTCAATAAAACCCTGGAGGACTGGATTGGCTACGACATCAATAACAGGACGCGATTCGACCTTACCATTAGCTCTGGCTTAGCATTATTAGCGGCACAAAAAGTCAAGCAGAAAAAACAAGACTCTAAATTTGACGAGAAGCGCTTTTTTAGGCGTTATAAGGTGCGCGGATGATTTAGTTATATTTGTGGGTGATAACGTAATCCCTACATGTACAACAATAAGTCAGGTGATCCAGGTGGTTTCCCAGATCCACTGGCGCCGCAAGAGGAGAAGCTTTCCAAAGAATATGGGCTGAAGTACGCTAAGGCAATCGAAGCGCAATGGGGTAACACTCAGGACAATACTTCTACTTTCGGGGGTAGGAAGAATATCTTTGCTCGCAACAGGGATTATGCGAATGGAACCCAGGACACTGCTATCTATAAGCAGTTGCTAAACACTACGGATCCAAACAACGGGGAGGGATCCTTGATGAATTTGGACTACACCCCAGTCCCTGTTCTACCCAAGTTTGTTCGTGTTGTGGTCAACAAGATTCTAGGTAGGAATATGTATCCGAACCTAGAGGCAGTAGACCCTTTGTCTTCTAGCGAAAAGAATCTGCAGAAGAATATCATGCAGAACAAGGTGGCTATGCGCCCCATGTTTATGGAGCTGGAGCAGCGCATGGGGCAGCCCGTTCTAGATGAACCTGCGGAGCAAATACCTGAGACGACTGAAGAGGCCGAAATTTTTATGGCCACTAACATCAAAACAGATGCAGAGATAGCGGCGCAGGTTGCAACGGAAATGACCTTGCAGTGGAACGATTTTAGTGAGGGGGTTTATCGGCGTTGCGTCAATGACTTGACTAGTTGCGGTATGGCTGTAGTGAAACGGAGTAATGACCCTAGCTACGGTATCAAGCTCGACTATGTAGACCCAGTACATTTTGTTCATGGGTATACGCAAGATCCCAATTTTGATGATGTTGTGTACATGGGGCATGTACGGGAAATCACTCTAGCTGAGCTGAAGCGTTTGGCGGGGGATCAGATGACCGAGCAGCAGTTAAAAGACCTGCTTAAAAAGTCTCGGCGTTCTAGCTCCAGCAAATACCCTGACCACCCATACAGTACCAGTGGATTACAGAAGCAGAACTTCAGCGGCCATGTTATTGAAGTGTTGGAGTTTGAGTTCAAGACAGTAGACACGATGTACTTCGAGGAGAAGGAGAATCAGTATGGGAATACAAACTTCTTCTACGAGGGCTTTGCATATAAAGAGAAGAAAGGTAGCGTTTACGATCGCACCCCCCACTCTATGGATGTTGAGTGTATCTACCAGGGTATGTACATTCTAGGTACAGATCATCTGATTAATTATGGTAAGCAGTACAACACGCCAAAGAACATGCATGATGTCACCAGGGCGCGGATGTCGTATTCTGTGGTGTCGACGAATATGGTGGCTAATATGCCTAAGTCTATGGTTGACGGGTGTGTGGGGTTTGCGGATATGCTGCAGCTTACACACTTGAAACTTCAGCAAGCCATTGCCAAAGCGAAACCAGACGGCCTGGTTATTGATATTGAAGGTCTGGAGAATGTTCAGCTTGGTAAAGGCGGAGAGCTTCAACCTTTGGATCTCCATGATATCTACGAACAGACGGGGGTCTTTTACTACCGAAGTAAGAACCCTGAGGGTGGCTTCCAGAATCCGCCAGTACGAGAGATAGGCAACAGCATCCGTAATATTAACGAGCTCATTGCGCTGTACAACCACTATCTGCGCATGATTCGCGATACCACGGGTATCAATGAAATGGCTGATGCGTCAACTCCGAAGGGGGATACGCTGGTTGGTGTCCAGCAGCAAGCTATCGCTGCCAGCAATAACGCTACATACGATATCACCAATGCCGCCATGGTGCTTTATCGCAAGGTTTGTGAGGATGTAGTTAAGTGTCTTCAGATCCTGCCGCAAGAATCAGCCATTCATACGGCCTACCGAAATGCTATTGGGGATAGCAACATGAATGTCTTAGCCACTTTCGCGGACCTACCAATGTACAATTTTGGGGTGAAGGTGATGAAGGACATGGAGGATAAAGACAAGGCATACCTAGAGCAGAACATTCAGATGTCTCTAGCTCAAAAAGAAATAGACCTTGAGGATGCAATGGCTATCCGAAACCTAAAAGACATCAACCAGGCTGAACGGCTACTTATTATTCGCAGGTCTAAGCGAATGAAAAAGCAACAGGATCAGCAGATGCAGATGCAGCAGATGCAGGCTCAGCAGGCTCAGCAGGCAGAGGCTATCAAGATGCAAGGTCGTCAGCAAGAGATTGCTACACAGACCCAAGCTGACGTCCAGGTGATCCAGGCTAAAGCTATGGCTGATCTAGAACTAGCTAAGATCAAGCATCAGTTCGAAAAGGAGATTATGCAGATGAAACTGCAAGTTCAAGCCGCTACTATGCAAGGAGAGGTGCAGAGCAGGAAGGCGGTTGAGACGCAGAAGGATGACCGCAAGGACGAGCGCGTGAAGAAGCAGGCTGTTGAGCAAAGCAAGCTGATCAGCCAGCGCCAGGGAAAGCGCCCAGAACTAGAGGAGCAGCCCTCAGGATTTGACTTTAGCAATATGGTATAAGGATGTCTAAGATTAATCTCGACATAACTGATAGGCTAGATATTACTTGCCGACGCGGAGATACTTTCGAATTGAATCTGACTCTAAAGGATAGCAGCGGCGACGCCCTGCCTCTATTGACAGATGACTACACTTTTTTAATGCAGGTTCGAAGCACTAGGGACAGCCCTACTCAGCGGATCGACCCAATTCTTCGGGCTGTCACTTCTAGTAGTAGCGGAGGCGGAGGCGAAAGTGACGACGACAACTCCATCACCGATGGTATTTTTATTGGTAGCACAGAGCAGGGCGTAAAGGGCCCTGTGAACTTCAGCTTCCTCAATAAGGATGACTTAGGAAATGTCACAGTCTTTCTGTCTGCTCAGGACATGAGGAAAGTTCGCCCTGGTAGATACAAGTATGACTTTCAGTACAGTGTAGGGGATACGCAAAGGACCATTCTTGAGGGCAGGTTTGTCATTAATGACGACGTCTCAAAAAGTATCTAATGGCTACAGAGATTACAGTTTCTGGTGGTACGTCAGTTACGGTTACAGTACCCACAACTGGATCAGTATCTGTAGCTAACACAGGGCGCAAAGGCGCTACTGGTGCTACAGGCCCCACGGGCCCCACAGGTGCTACTGGTCCTACAGGCCCGACGGGTGCGGCAGGAACTAACGGGTCGGATGGAGCCACTGGACCTACGGGCCCTACTGGTCCGACTGGCGCGGCGGGCTCTACTGGACTCACAGGGGCAACAGGGGCAACAGGCCCAACGGGCCCGACAGGTGCAGCTGGCACCAACGGTACTAATGGAGTAGACGGAGCCACAGGCCCGACGGGTCCGACTGGCGCTACAGGCCCCACTGGTCCTGCTGGCACCAATGGAACGAACGGAGTAGACGGAGCTACAGGCCCTACTGGCCCCACGGGTCCGACGGGTGCAGCGGGTACTAATGGAACCAATGGTACTGACGGTGCAACAGGCCCCACTGGTCCGACGGGCCCAACAGGAGCCAATGGTGGGACCGATATTGTATTGGATACAACGCCTCAGTTGGCAGCGGACTTGGACATGTTCACCAACTCTGCAGAGCTGCTGGTCACTGGCAACGTATATGTCTTTAGGTACCACACAGGAGCAGGGGCTACCAATTATGGACTGTACTTTAATCTGACAGCCGCGAGGTATGAACTGTTAAATGGATCTGGGGTTGAGGTATTTGCGGTAAACGCAAACACAGGCGTAACTAAGATTTCCAATGCCTACACGCTTCCCACTTCGGACGGAACCAGCGGTCAAGTTCTTACCACGGATGGTCTTGGTTCGGTTTCTTTTAGCACGCCTAGCGGCGGGAATGAGCTGGATGGTCAGATCCTCGAAGTCATAACCCGCAGCACTGCCTACGGCAATGGTTCCTACGAAGGGCATGTGGTCAAGTTCGGGAGCGACACATTGAGTACTGGCAAGAGCTATGTGTATACATCTTCGGGATGGACTGCGGTAGACGCGGATATAGAGACGAAGACGTATGGATTGTTCGGTGTGGCGTTGGGTACATCCTCAGCCACAGACGGGCTTTTAGTTCGAGGCATACGTGCCAGCACAGCGTATAGTGGATTCACGGCGGGTCAGATCCTTTATATAAGCACGACTGAGGGGGAGATCACGGCTACGGCTCCGTCAGCAACGGGTGACTTCGTGCGGATTATCGGGTATGCTCTCGGTAGCAACTACATCTACATTGACCCAGCGCAGGACTACATTGAGATTGCGTAATGCCAGACATAGCAAAATACAGTGGTATAACCATGGCCGATATTGCAAAGATTAGTGGACAAACGGTAGCCTCAGGCGGCGGCGGCGGGGTATCAGAGTCGAGTACAGGGGTTCTTTATTTTGAGGGGGGTGGATTCAATAGTAGAATGCCTGACGCTCAGGAGTTTTTTGGAGACTCTGCAGTTGGCTTGTACAAGGCGCAGATTTCTACTAGAACGGACATCGTAAGAATAAAAGATGGTAATTACCACACTTTTGCTCTTGACAGTTCTGGAAACCTATATTCTTCTGGGTGGTCACAAAACACTAGCCTTGGAAGGTCTGTTTACAGCGATGAACATCAGCTTGTACAATGTTTAACGGGCGTAAGTAAGTTCGCGCCCCACGACAATGGATGCTGGGCTATTAAAACCAACGGTGAGCTATGGTGGTGCGGAAGGATTAGCCAGTTTGCCGATAGCGGAGATACAGGAACTGGTAGCACAACCTCCACAAACTACGGGTGGTCTCAGTTCGGCAGTGACACCGACTGGATAGACATTGATTGCTTCCCAACTTTCCCTGCTGTTACCATAGCAATCAAAGGAGGAACGGGGTCTGAATATTTGTATTCATGCGGAATTAACTATTGGGGGAAGACAGGAGTAGGAACTACCGCTGGTAGCACAAAGCCTTTTACGAGAGTGAAATCTGGTGCGAGTACAGACTGGACCGAAACAATAGAGAAGATTAGCGCAGGCTATCAATCAACTATGGTTGTCACAACAAGCGGAAAGCTCTTTGCTTTTGGCGATGCCAATGATGGTCACTTAGGTCAAGGCAATACAACAGATTCTTTGTATCCAGTACAAGCAGGTACTGACACTGACTGGGATATACCTTATGCTAAGGCGAGGCACCAAGGCTTTTGTATTAAGACCGATGGTTCTCTTCATGGGTCGAGAGGCTCAGTTTTCCAATACAATATCGGGCCTACAACAGCAGACAGAACGTATCGTCAGTGCGGAACTGACACTGATTACGAAGAAATATTATCCCACGAAACATCGTCGAACACAGGAATACAGATTCTTTTTGCAAAGAAGAACGGGGCTTGGTATGCAAATCATGGAAATACTATAGGAATAAACTCTTTTGCAGCAAACACCAGCAGCAAATCACCGACAACAGACAACACTTGGGAGTCGATAAACACTCTTCTTCAGGGAAATGATATTACCGTCGGTATTAACCACATACTTGTCGCATACAAAGAACAAAACGGTAGTTTAGGCGAGGTGGTAACAATCGCAACAGCAGCAACATAATGGCTACCAGAACAGCAGTGATCGCGTCGGAGCAGGATCTTGAGTCAACATGGACTGACGCTAATTGTCCAAACATGGAGTGGGGGTTTATTGAGCAGACATACGAAGAATGCCTGCAGGTTGATGGTACTTATGTGGGTTCATATGAAACGCTAGAGGTCCCAGCAGGAGAGACTTTTAGCATGACCTATCTGTGTCAGGACACTGGGGGAACCAAGACGTACACCTTGAC